ATTTGATATTCATCAAGAATATTTTGATAAAGGATTGATTTCTAAAAAAACATTTGCGGAAAGATCAAAAGCTATATCTGATTGGGAAGCTAGTGAAATTCTTAAAATAGAAAAACAAAAACAAAAGGAATTAAATGCTCAAAGAGTTGCTCAAGTTTCTGGTGCTTTAAATGCTGGTGCTCAATTGGCTGGTGCATTTGCGACAAATGCTGAAGAAGGAACTAAAGCTCAAGAGAATGCATTAATTGCTCAGGCTGTTATGCAAGGAGCATTAGGTGCTGTTGGTGCTGTTAGTCAATCTATTTCTCAATTGGGTCCTATTGCTGGTCCTATTGTTGGTGGGGTGTTGGCTGCTGGTATTGCAATGACAACGGCATCAAGTATTAAGAAAATTAAAGCTGCTAAAACCGGTGGAGGTGGAGATGGAGGTGGAGGTGGTGGAATAAGCGGTGTTGCCGCTCCAAGAGTTGAAACTCCTAATATTAATTTATATGGTGATAGTGGAAATACCGGTGGTGATGATAGTCAATTTGGTAATCAAAATGATAACCCAAATATTGGACAAAATATTAAAGCAATTGTTTCTTGGTCCGATATAGATGCTGTTCAAAATAGTAATAATAATATTCAACAGGAAATGCAATTATAATAATATATAATATTAAAATAAATAAGTAAAGATATGATAAATTTAGATTTTGGTGAGTATAAAATTGATATAAAAAATGATGCTAGTGAAATGTCATTAAAAGAAATAACAGATATTTCAAATATATTTAGAGATGAGAAATCAAACATAAAACTATGGTATAAAATATTAGGTATTTTATCTAATGATGAAAGATATGTTAATATGTCTGACGATACAACTTTTGATGTAATTGGTAAATTGAAAATTAATGCAAAAGAATTTATTAAATCAGTTAAAATTGATGGTAAAGAATATAATTTTGAATTTGAAAATGATAAACCAAAATTAACATTATACCATTTATCTGAAATAGAAGATTATATTAATGCTAACCCTGATAATTGGATGTCAGATACAATGTATTTATTATTAAAAATTGATAAAGATGTAGATAAAGATTTAGTAAATGAGGCTTTAACCGCTGCTGTTATTATTCCATATATTGATCATGTCAATAATAAATTAACAAGCAATTTTAATAAATTAAATGAATTATTATCTCAATGATAATTAAAGATTATAATAAAATATTGGGAATAGATGATAATAGTATTAATATTAAAAATATTATGTTATATGTGTCTATTGTCAATAATATTAATATTGAAGATTTATATGACATTGAATTGGATGATCTTATTGATAAATATAATCAATGCGAATTTGCTTTAGATATAAAATTGGCTAAGGATAAAATTGATTTGGTTGGTTATGATTTAGATTTGATTGATTTTAACACAATTACATTTGGTGAATTTATAGATTTAGAATATTATATTTCAGATGATTATTTAATACATTTATCTGAGATTACTTCTATTTTATATAGAATTGGTATTAGAAAACCATTATTAAAAATTGTATTTGAAGATTATTCATTTATAGATATCAAAGAACGTTCATCATATATTTTTAATAATATTGATATAAATGATATATATGGTAATGTTGTTAAATATTTAAACTGGAGAACTAATTTGTTTTCTTCATATACATTTTGGGATGATTCTTTAAATGATGTTGATGTCGATGAATTAACTGATGAAGAGAAATTAATATTCGAAGAAGAATCTAATAAAATTGAAAAATCTAAAGAAACAATGTGGGATGATATCTTAAATTTAGTTTCTTCTGGTGATGTTACAAAACAAAATGGAGTTTTAGGTACAAATATAATTTTGGTATTTAATAATGTCAGTAGAAAGGTTAATGAAAATAAACAAAAGAATGTGAAAAGTGATTAAAATTTTATCACAAATACTATAAAAAATACATACATAGTTATGATTAATGAAAAAGATTATCCGATATTTAACATGGTATTACAACCATTAGAAGAGGGTATAGAACGTGCTTTCGGGTTCGATAGGATAGCTTTCGTAAGTAACCCAGCAATAGATGCCGGAGGTATTTATTTGAGTGAACAGATCGAGATTAAATTGGCCAATGATGAAAAGCAACAAGTTGTTGCACCGTTATTAATTCCAGATAAGAAAATTTTCAGAGAAACTAGGGGAGGTCATTATATAGTTTTTACACAAGAGATTATTAATGAATTAAAATTAGATGCGGGTGATAAATTAAAAGGTTTAGATATTTTTAGAAATGAACATAAAGGACCAGTTGCACCAGCTTTTATTATTAATGATTGGATCATTGAAGATAAAAATGATATTACATATACTGAATATGGTTTTACTATTAAGGAAGTGCCAATTGGTACTTGGATGGTTCACTCACAAATTATAGATAATGACTTTTGGTTAAAAGAAATTAAAGGAAACAAAAAATTTAAATATAGTATTGAAACGTTTATGCATATGAATGCTGTCAATTTAAGTAAAAATAAAGAAATAAATATGGAAAATGAAATGAAGTTGCCAGATGGTGAACATACTATTGCTGGTAAGATTTATGTTATTAAAGATAACGAAATCAAAGAAATCAAAGATGTTGAAGACAAAGTTGAAGCTGTTGAAGACAAAGTTGAAGATAAAGTTATTGAAGACGATAAAGTTGAGGCTGTTGAAGACGATAAAGTTGAGGCTGTTGAAGATGAAGTTATTGAAGATAAAGTTGAAGCTGTTGAAGATGTTAAAGTTGAAGACAAAGTTGAAGATACTGAAGTTGAAGACAAAGAAGAAGAAGATAAATTTGAGGCTATTTATAATGAATTGGCTAAGATTAAAGAAATGATTGTTAAAGCTAGTGAAACTAAAGTTGAAATGAGTTCTGATGAAGAATTAGATCTTAAACCTTTTAGTAATTTATCTTCTATGATGTCAAAATTGAAGAAAATCAAATAAGTAAAATAAATAAAAATTAAAATAAAAATAAAGTAAAATAATGAAAGTAGAAAAAATAAAATTAGACATGTTGCCTTTTGAATTGTCAAAAGATGAAATGAATTCTGGTAACAAAGTTGAATTGTCTATGACGGTTGATTCATCTGCAGAATATGCAACAAATGCACAAGAGTATTTTAGAAATGCAATGATCGGTGAAAACTCAACAAGATCAAATTTCAGACAAGTATTAGGTGTAAAAGATAGAGTAAAATTAGGAAGTGCAATTTTTGATTCTTTAATCAAAGCTGGAGCTTGTACATTTGATCCATCGATTTCAAAGGCAAGTCAAAAACAATTTGAGGTAACTCCATTGATGGCTGGTACAACTGTTTGTATCAATGAATTAGAAATCGCGTTTATGTCTGACCAATTGAAAAAAGGTTCAAATAACTATAACGATAAGTTTGCGTTTATGAATTTCTTTTACGAAACTTTGGGTATTGAATTACAAGAAGAAATGGAAATTTTAACTTGGAAAGGTGATACTGGTGGTGCAACTAGTACATATTTAGACACGTTAGATGGTTTAGAAAAACAATTAGGTGCTGATTCTGACGTATTAGTTCCAGTTACACCAAGTGCTATTACATCTGCAAACATTATAGCAAAATTAATCGAAGCTAGAAATGCTATACCAACGGCAATTAAAGGTAAAAGTGATTTTGTATATATGTTATCAGTAAATGCTTATGAAGCATATATGGATGCAATTTCTGAAAACCAAGCAAGTGGTCAATACTATGTAGATGGTATTACACCAAACTTTCAAGGAACAAAAATGTTTAAAGCGGAAGGTGCTTCTGACAATACTATCGTAGTAGGTCAATGGAACAACTTCTTAAATATTCAAGATTTGTTAACTGATGAAACTGGGTTTGAAGTTGTTGATATGATTAAAACAACATTAGATAGAAAAATCGGTGTAAGAACAGATTTTAAATTTAACCCAACATATGTTATATCTGATGAAATTTATTTTCATACGGCATAATAAAGGCATAAAGATATAAAAAACGAAGAGATATATAGTCTCTTCGTTTTATAAAAATAATTAAAAATAATGAATTGTAATAATATAAAACCAATTACTGGTGGATGTGAAGACAACAACTTAGGTTCAATAACTAAGGCTTGGATTGCTGATTACGACTCAGTTACTGATTATACTGTTGATTTTGATCCAGATGCTAATGATCCAGGTGTATTGACGGCAATGACTATTGTAACTGGTGAAGAATTTCAAGCGTTTACGTTTGGTGCAAACAGAAGTATGTATACAGAAAATTGGCAAGGTGATATTACGGCAGGTGTACATTTTTATGCCTCTAGTATTGTAATTGGCTTGAGAAGAATTGATGTAAGTAAAAGAAATGCTATTTCGGTTTTGGCTGAAGGTAGACGAAGATTAGTTGTTATCACTTTAGATAATAACGGTGAATATAGAGTATTTGGTTTAGATGATGGTTTGAGATTAACCGCAATGGAATCTGGTACAAATGAGGCTAGAAGTGCTGGTTCTTTCTATACTATCACTTTATCTGGTGAAGATAAATGGTTAGCTCCATTTACTGACAAAACTGTTGTAGACTCGGTATTACCAGTATAAAATAATTTAATATTACTATGGTAATAGATAAAGATAAAATAAATAATGAAATATTAACATTAATAGAAAGAGATACAATTGATAACCCTTTCTATTTATTTCATTTTAAATCAAAATTTAACAAATCGGAAGAACGTTTATTTTTTGCTGAAAATATCAGTATTAATAAAATTAGATATGATGAATTTGATATTGAAGAAAAACAATCACCAGATTATTTAAATGGTGAAGTTGATTTGTTTACTGGAGAATGGACATATACAGTTTATCAAACAAGTGTTAAAAATCTAAATCTTAATAATGCTGAAATCGAATTAGAAAGAGGTATAGTTATTGTTTTAGATACAAATTACAAATAAACAAATATAAATAAATATGAAAATATTCGGAAAAGAAGTTAATTTAACTAGTAATAAAACTGTTGTTAACAATACTAATAATGATGAAAATAAAAATGGTGAAAGACAAGATTTATTTTCATCAGTTAATAAAGAACAACAAGATTTATCTAGACCATTTATTGATGATCATCAAAAAACTGGTAAAAATTATATATGGTATGGACAAGGTAATTTACAACCTAATATTTTAAATGAATTGTATTTATCTTCTCCAATGCATAGTGAATGTGTTGATTTTAAAACATGGTCAATTATTGGTGAAGGTTATGAATTTGGTAACTATGATAGTTTAAAAGTTCAAAATAAAGTAGATTTTAAATTCTTTTTAAATAAATCAAATTTTAAAAAATCACAAAAGAAAATAACTAAAGACTGGATAAAACACGGTAGAGCTATTGTCTTATTACATTATAATAAAGAAGAAAAAATTTACGATCATTTTATTCCAATTGATCCATCAAATATAAGAAATTCAAAAGGTACTGTTTTTAATAGACCTAACTTTTATTATTATTCAGAAGATTGGATGTACAGAAGTGGTTTAAAAACATTTACTCCTTATGCTATTGGTAATACAGAAGAATGGCAAGTTAGAGAAATATGGAATGATTCAGGTGTAACCTATTCATATGGTATGCCAGATTGGATTTCTTCTGCTAATTGGTGCTCTGTTTCTGCAGACCTATCATTATTACACAAATCTGCTTTAGAGAACGGTATACAACCCTCTGTGATATTTAAATATCCATATACAATGACACCAGAAGAACATACAAATTGGTTAGAAAATATTCAAAACAATTATAAAGGTGTTAAGAATTATTCAAGAGCTATGATTTTAGAATCAAGGGGTAAAGAAGAACAACCAGAAATTGATATATTAGAAACTTCTGATAATTCAAAATTATTTGAACAAACTTCTAAAGAACAAAAAGAAGAAATTGCTATTTCACATAACATTAACCCTGCTTTAATGGGTGTTAGAGTTGCTGGTTCATTAGGACAAAATGAAGAAATTAAATTTTCTGCTAAACAATTTGAAAAAATTTGGTTGAAAAGTAACAGAGAAGAATTAGAAGAATTCATTACTGATATTGTTCAGATATGTAATTTTAATCTAGACTTTACTTATAATAAAACAGAACTTGCTTCAACAAATGAAAAAGCGGAATTAAGTGATGATATTGATAGTGATATAAATGATGGTGACACAAATGAAATAATTGTTAATGATAATTTAAAGGGTCTTTCTGCAAAAGAAAACTCTGATATGTATAGAATTGTAAGAGATTTTGTTAAAGGACGTTTAAACAGATCTATTGCAATAACAAGACTAATGGGTTACGGTATAGATAAAGATACCGCTAATGAAATATTAGATGATAAATAAATAAAAATAATTAAATAAAATGATTTATTTCGTAGATGAAGAATACTTAAAAAATGAAACGCCGATAACACAAAATATAGATGCTAATGATTTAGGTCCATATTTAGAATTATCTGCATCATCTTATCTAATGCCTATATTGGGATATAATTTTTATAACTATCTTTTAGGAAAATTTAACGCGTTAACTTTAACTCCAAATGAAACTATATTAGTAGAATATATTAAGCCAGTAGTGGCCTTTAATGCGGCAACTGACGCAATTACAACGTTATCTTTTAGAGTAGCTAATAAAGGTGTAATATCTCAAAGCGGTGAATTCTCTGGATCAGAAACTATTGCTGTTGTTGAATATGTTAAAAGAGGTTTTAGTAAATTTACACATGATAAAACAGGAATTTTAAAAGATTATTTAAATGAAAATAGTAAATTGTTTCCTGGATATACTAACGGTAATGATGATATCCAAAGCCCAAATAAAAACGTTAGACGTGGCGGTATTACGTCAATATAAAAAACAAATGAAAAATGAAATTATTATTAATATTTATCTTTACGGCAATTGTTGCTTTTTTAACACCTATTCAATGGATGATGGTATTAACTTTATATTTAGTTTTTTTCGATGCAATATTTGCTATCATAGTTAAAAAAAGAGTTAATAATAAAAGAAAGAAAATGGGTTTGTCCGAAGATTTATCTTTATCAATTAACTCTGTTAGGTTTTCTAAATCAATATTAAAAATACTAGTCTATATGTCTTCTATGATTATGGGTGGTATTGCTGATATTGTATTTGCTAAATTAATATTCGCAATTTTAAGTGGTGTAATTGTTATGCCATTTGTTTATACTGTTCTTTTAATAATTGTTGTAAGAGAACTAATGTCAATTGATGAATCTATAAAATTATCTAATAAAGGTTTAGGTGCGTCATACTATTTAACTAAAGGTTATAATGCTTTAAAATTATTTAAAGAAAAAGTTACCGAATTAATCGATCACAAAAGAAAGAAATAAAAAAATGGTTACTGAAATTAATCAATAACCATTAAAAAACATATCATTTATATTACTCAAAGAACAATTTGGGTCATGGTTAACTTGTATATGTTCTTTCGTTTTCATAATTTATTTTTATAATTTTTTATTTTATCATACATTATTATAAGTTCATACTCGATACTGGTTTTATAATATCTTATTCCGAATAGTTCTATGAATATATGTAGTATATAAAAACTGTCTAATATATCTACATATCCATTTTCTTTTTCTATCTTTTCAATTAATTGTAAGTGGTTCATAATTTTAGTGTTTATTTTTATTTATTTATTTATTTTTTAAGGCGTCGAATATACATACTGATATATTTTTAACATCTGCTTTTCTAATATCTTGTAGTCGCTTCTTTTCGTTATAATGAGCGTTATAGGAATCATTGTCTGCTGAATATAAATATTTAATTGCGTGATTTTCGTTTAAAAGATATACATTTTTATTTATTTTATCTGTTGTTGAATTCATTGTTGCTTTATTCATAGATCTTATAACCTTTTTTCCGATTAGTCTTTTTTCTAGAAGGTCTGATATATTCCAAACCAATGTGTAATTTTCATTAAACGAGATGTATATCATATCATTTTTTTCTGGATCTAATTGTTGGATTTCATACATAGATTTTAATTTATTTTCTTCTAATATCCATCCGTCTTTTTGACACGACCTAATAAGTTCCGGTGTTGTCTTTCTTACTTTAAGTTCGATGATATGACGTTTAGAAGCGATATACGAACCCTCTGGATACTGCTGAACTAACACGTCGTAAGTTTCACAACCCTCTTCTGGTGTGAAGTAGGGTGTGAAGTAGGTTGCGTAATTATTCTCGTCTTGGAATAATTGATATTTTTGACATAATTGAGTGAAGTGAAATCTTTCTTTCTTTGATGCTTCGATAAAATTATTTTGTTTATTATTCATTTTCGTTTATTATTTTTGTTTTAGTTGTTTAGTTATTAATTAATAAAATTTGTCTTTTTATAAAGGATAGTTCTATATTATTTAATTTGATATTATAACTTTCTAAGGCTTCGTGTTGAATAACTTGGTCGTATAGACCGATTAGGTTATTATCATCTGTTAATAATTTTTGGTCGTAAGTAGATACTAATTTGATAATTAATAATAAAATCTTATCTGACTTTTTCGTTGTTTTTGATTTTGTGTTTTTCATAATATATTTATTTTCTTATTATATATATTCAATCTAAAATATGGAAAAGTCGTTTTCATGATAATAAACGAAAATAAATGAAAATAAATTAAACTTTTATTAAATTAATATAGAACGATTCACTACTAGGGTCGTGATCTTCTAAATCGTTGCTCACTACTATCATAATTTTTAATATTCATAATTAATCTTTGTTTTCTTAATCATTTTTATCAACTTTTCACTTTATTATTAATATATATAATATGAATCTATTCCATCTAGCACTTATAAAGGAAAAACTAAAACTTCATCTTTACAAAAGAATAAGAGATAGAGAAAGTTTAGTATAATATATGAATCTATTCCTTTATTCACATTAAATTTGTTTTTTGTATAGTTAAAACCCTCATATTAATTTATGGGGGTTTTCTGTTTATATTCTTATTCATAATCATATTTTTTTTACGAGTATATATGATCAACACTAATCTATACATATATATAGTCTATATATACTACTATATGATGCGCGTTTTTTAGATAAAATGATAAATAAATGAAAATAAATGAACAAAACATCAAAATGGAGACTATATATTTTATATATACTTATGAATCAGTTTGGTTATTGATATAAGAAAATCTAAAACTGGGGGGAGTAATTAACCCTCAGATGATTTTCAAAAATACCAAAATGATATATAAAATATAACCAAATATAATGTTTGAAATTATTCCTTTAAACAGAGAAAATTTAGATATATCTAAAATAGACTCAATTAATGTTGATTCTTCTCATATATTCTCAACTAACATAACAATTATATCAAAGTTACTATCTTATGATAAATACCCTATATCTAAAAATAAGGCTATCATAAATATATTAAACTTTCTTAACTTTTTCGATTCAAAATTATATGAATATGAAAATGAATATACCTCTATAAAAAGTGATATATTAAGATTTTATTTCCGTGACTCAAAACAATATATGGATATATTATATCAATTAGGTATAGTGAAAAAGAAAAGATATGAAGATGGAACATATTATATTGTAGGAAAACAATCGACTCAATATGAATATATTGGAAGTTACGATGAAACTATACCATGTTTAGTTGTGATAAAAGGAAATAGAAAAATGAATTTATCTTTTGAAGATTGTGTTGATGTTAAATTTAAAAATACAATATCAAATATAGATTTAGATATAAAGGGATCTATAAAGGCTGAGATCGATTATTATTTATCAAATAGTATATCTATCACACAGTTACAATCGAGGCTCTCCACGGCGTTAAATATACTATCTAAGAGAAGAATAAGTCAAAGTAAAAAGACTGGTAGGATTCGTCATTCATTTTGTAATCTATCAAAGGTTTCAAGAAAACATATATCGTTTAATAATAAGAAGTTTTTTGAAATGGATGTTTCAACTTGCCAACCCCTTTTACTTTCATATTTTTTAAAGTCAGAAGATCTTCCTATCGATAGTGATTATCTTCGTGATGTTCAATCGGGAAAAGTATATGATGTGATAGCTACAAAGATAGGGAAAAGTAGAGAGGAAACAAAATTGGATCTATATAAATCTATATTCTTTTCTTATAAACCTGATAAAAATAAAGCTGGTAAATGTTTTAGAGAGATCTATAATTTAACCTCAATGAGTATAGGTTACTTTATGGAGACGAGTCAAGAAACGATGGCTTCAATTTTACAATCTTTGGAATCTAATATATTTAATTCATTGAAAGTTGAACATAGTGAGGCTTTCTTTACTTTATATGATGCTATCTTCTTTACGTCAGTTAATGATATAGATATAATAGAGAGTCAAATAAAGGAATGTTTTTCTATTTACGAGTTAAAGGTTAATATATCTATAAGATAATATAATAGACTATATAATATACTACTATATGATGCGCGTTTTTTAGAGAAACGATCTCCTATACCCTTTAAATCGGTAGTAAAAATGAAAATAAATTGAAAATAAATGATATATTTTATAATATTTCTATTTAATATATAATAATAAAGAAACGTAATTATGATAACGCAAGAACAAAAACAAAAACAAAAATTGAAAGTAGAAAGACTATTATTAAACAATAACGCGAGAACTAACTTCGAGTATAGAAAAGACGGAATATATCTAATCAATCGAAGAACGGGTTATCTAAACTTAACATTCCACTACATGGAGAACGAGGAGGGTGTTTTAGACACTCTTGATAGAATTCTCGATGAAGATATACCCTACAAGACGAAGTTCGTTATATACCAAGTTATAGACGACCTACGAGAGGGTTATTATTAACATAAGATATCATCAATAAAAATTATCTTCATTGATGAAAATTCAGATTTTGTATTAAACGAATTATGATATTGATAAAATAATGATATGGATTGAATACTTTAAGAGTATGGGTGGAGTTCAATATCTTGATAAGCCAACTCCACCATTTAACCCTAATAAAATTAAGATAAGAAAATGAAAGTGTGTAATAAGTGTAATGAGGAAAAGGAATTAGATAAATTTACTTGTGTTAAAACTAATATGATGGATGGTTCAATTAAAAAGCATTATTATGATTGTAAGAAATGTGATAATAGAAGAAGATTGATAAATAGATATAAGAAAGAGGGTAGAACCGATGAATGGATTGAATTAAAATTAAGTGAAATGAAACCAAGAAAATCTTATGTAAGGAAAATAACGGATTCTTCAATTAGGAAAATAGAAGAGTTTAATATTATGAGAGATGAGTTGATAAAGGATGTTTCTATTTTCGTTTTAGATATGAAAAGGAGAGACTTTATGGCTGACGTGAATGATGTTATGAAGATGGATGATTTAGTGTGTAGGATCAAAGGTAGGGGAACCATTGAGAGTGAAAATGGAATTGATATATTATTTAATATAATTATTGATTATTATAAGAAAAATAGAAAGGTAGAAGAATAATATAATATATAATTTGTGTGTTTATTTTGTGTTGAAGAACCGGTATATGAAAATATACCGTTTTTTTGTTTATAAAAAAATAATGGTTATGAAGTATAAAGTGTATAAAATAGAATTAGATAATGAAATTGTTTATATAGGTCGAACGAAAGATATTAAGAAAAGAACTTATCAACACAATTATCATTATAAGAAGGGTAAGAAGAATGAACTATACGATCATTTAAGGGGTCGTAAGGCGACGATCATAGAATTAATAGAGATATACTCGTATAAGGATATAACATCGTCTAAACGAATGGAGATGTTTATAATATTGAAAATGGTTTTCATAGAAGGAAAGAAGTTATATCAAAAGATTCCGAATATATCTGATAGATAAAAATAAGTTAAAGTAAGAACGAACGAAGTGAGTTCGAGGTTATTTTAAAAGTATTTTCATTTATTTATCATTTTATCTAAAAAACGCGCATCATATAGTAGTATGTTATATAGTCTATATATATGTATAGATAGTATTGATCATATACCCGCAAAAAAAAGATTTTATCTAAAAAACGCGCATCATATAGTAGTATGTTATATAGTCTATATATATGTATAGATTAGTATTGA